ATCTCTTGCTTCATTTAAGCCTGTCACGTCACGGATCATTTGTAAATAATAATTGTAAGTACTTATAAGTGAACTTATTTTATTATTACCGCCATTAGATGTTAATTCTTGAATTGGTACTTTGCCGTGATTTAAGTCTCCATCCTGAGTCATTGATCTACCAATAACAGAACCTGTTTGGAAGAACATATTCAATGCTTCTTGCGGATTATAGTTTGTACCATTACCTAAATCAATTTCAGCTAAACCATCAGCATCTAAATAAACTCCATCAGGTATCATTCTTGATAATACTTGTTGCAGTTTTAAATGTGTTAACTGAATCATATCCGCAAAGCCAGTTATACGGCTTACAAGTGATTCAATACGACCTTTATATATTCTAGGTGCTACAACATGATAATTAAGCATTGCTTTTGTAGTATCGCTTTTTGGTCGTACCATATTTTTAGCAATCTCCCACTTAAGCATTTTCTTTGTGCCTAAAACAAATGCACCATCATAAACAACTTCAATTGATCTTGATTCTTTACTAAATCTTGATCTGTCATCTTTAGGCGGATTGAATTGATCATTCTTAGGTATTGCTTTATCAGCACCAGATGCAGTCTTCTTTATTTTAAATACTTCATTATTATAAGTCTTATAATTAAAATATAAAACTTGAATAGTATTCGCATCTAAAACACTGTCTTCATTAATAAACCTATTATGCGAAGCTGGTGTTTGTACACCTTGCTTAGTTAGGTTACTTAAATCTTCATCAGTTAATTCAGGAAACTGTTGTTTTAATTCATTGATTGTTACGCTTTTAACTTCACCTATATAATATATATCATCAAAATAAGGCGAATATGTATATGAATAAACAATATCTGCAGGGTCAACATATTTAAGTCTAATACCCTCAGATTTATTAAATTCATTTTTAACGCAGCCAATACCAATAACTGTTAAATCATAATTTACTCTTCTTTGTAGTAAATCATAATTATTTGCATTCATTACAGAATTAATAGCTTGCTCTTGCGCTATTTCAATTGCTTGCTTGTATTCAAGCTGCATGTGTAATGATAGTTCTTCTTCAGACTCTGGTAATTTTTCAGGGTCATTGTTATATACATTGATACCTAACTGTTCTTGTATTTGATCAGATATTGCTCTTGTTTGCATATCTGTCATAATAGATTCAACGTATTTTGTTCTTTGTTCTATAGAAGATGGATCTTGTGAAAAAGCTTTAACATCATATAGTCTATCAGACATACCGTTTACAACGATGTCTACAAACTTTGGTATGATAGGTACAGGTTTCCAATCTAAATTAAGATAAGACAAATCACCATTAATAGATAATTCATCTTTATATTTTTTTACAGACTGCTCACCTCTTGCATATAGTCTGAGTCTATGGTATTCATCTCTATTAGAATAGAATCGTGTAGCACCAGAATCTCTTTTGAACCATTCGTGTTCAATAGCACGAGCTACTTCTAATCCGTAATCTAAACTAGCCTTTTCAGCATCGCTTGCTATTTGACTTGGAAATGAACTTTTTAAAATTGTTTCAGCCATGCTATTTAATTATTTGCGAATGCATTCCTTTATTGTTAAATCTTTTTATTTGTATTCCTAATGATTGTTTTTCGTATTTTGGTTTTGGATGATATAAATGCCTATTGCAAGCCATAATAGCGAGCCCAGAACTAATAGTTGCATCATACTTTGTTCGTTTATTTATATCAAATCTTGCCCAATCATTTAATGTTCTATTAAAATATATATTACCACTGCCTTCTTCATTATAGCCAACATATTTGTCTATATACGTTTCAATTGCAGCAGCATGAGCTTGCTTTATATCTTCAGATGTATTAGGTATTCCACCTATTTCTTTCTCTGTTACAGATAGTTTATTCCAAATTTTATCAGGTCTATTCATTGAAAACCCTCTGTAACCTCTTCGTTTTAAATGATATAACAATCTAGGTTTGTTATTTTCTGCTAATATTGGCATACCATAAAATATTAATGCCATAAGCACATCTTCAAAAAATATCTCTGCTGTTTGAGGTCGGGCAACATATTCTAAAAAGAATGTATTAGGTGGAGCATCTTCCATACTAAACTTAGTAAGACCGTGAAGTGAACCTTTAGAACCAACACCATCAGTTGTACCGGATATATCATATGAGTCACATCCAAATGCACCAACGTGTTCATTACCTGGATGCTTTATGCCATTCTTTACTATTACATTGTTTTGCAGATTCTTAGACGGTACCCAGCTGACTAAAAATCTACCACTTGGATTAGGCGAGAATATAACTTTACTGTCTTTTATTCCATTTTCCCACGAGAACGATCCCTTAGTGACCAAACCATCTCTTGTAGCAGTTTCATTAAAATCAATCTGTTCATATATTTTAGTCAAATTAAATATACTATTTTTAGCTTCGTCTCGAAATGCATGTTCCTCAGTACGAGGGAATTGACGATAATATTCATTTAAACCGTCACTATCGTGTTTTAATCCATCAACTTCATTTTCCCAAAAGTCTATGACTCCGGTATCGATATAGTCCGCATCGTTTCCAAGGACGGGTTCTTCTGGAGTATCAAAGACAGGGTATCCAAAAGAATCAATGTATCCTTCGTAGTTCCATTCCATAGGTATGAACAAACTATATAATCCCGAGCTAGTCTGTCCATTTTTGTTGCGTCTTGTAACATCTGAGTCATAATAAAGTTTTTTGAAGTTATCCCCACCTTTTTCTAATGCATTGGATGTTGATCCCATCATACACTTTCCTATAATCCTACTACCTAGACGCAGCGTTGTTTTTGTTACCCTCCAGTTATTTAATATGTTATCAGGTCTTTCCCATTTACCTGATTCATCATGTACTAATAACTTAAGCTTCTCACCATCATAACTGTTATCCCCAGTATTCTTCCAGTCTATTGTTGTATCAAGCCCCTCAAGTATTTGCTTTTCACTCGTTTCCGTAATCGACTTTTTTGTGAGTTTGGATGCTGGTACCCTGTATGCCAATTCTGATTTAGGTCTGTCCATCCCATCTTGTATCGGTTTAAAAAAGAACGGATAGTTGACTGATATTGGTACCACTTTATCGGTGAACATCTTTTTTGCATCAGCACCGGATTTTGATAATATTCCAAATCTAGCATCTGATGTAATTGTGGCTTGGTTAACAGTCTCTGATGAGGCCATAAAGCTAAACCCAGACCGTCTATTTTTGAGGTAGCACATTCCATAACATCTTTTATCTGCCTTGCATGCTTCCCAGAATATGAAGAATAATCTGTTTGCTTCCCTATAGTCTGGCTTCCCAACATCAATTTTGGTGTGCTGCAAGTACATATAATGAGAACCAGTAATAAAAGTAGGGATACCTTTGTTAATGAACCAATAACCTTCTTCGCGTTTGGTAAATTCTCTATCAATATATGCATACCATTTGTTTTTAAAAGAATCCGGATATGTTTCCCAATCAAATATACTTTTTACGTTTTTAAGCTCTTTAGGAAACTCATGCGGAGTCCATCTGTTATTATTGTTTTCAACTTCTTTTGGCTGAGGTGGTAATGCTATACACAATCCTTGAATATCTATTATCTCACCTATCTTACCGTTTTTACTGATAACAATAATATCGTGTTCTTTATTATATCCATATTCCCATTTGTTATACCTATTTAATCTTTTGATTACGTTAGGTTTAACTGGTGTTATGGTTTTAACTAATGTCTGTTCGTACATTATCTAGATCTTCTTTCAGCAAATCCACCAAATGCTTCTTTCTTTTCAATGGGCTTATCTTCCATTAAATTCTTTTCGGCTTCTATGCGTGTAAGAATTTCAAAAGCATCGAATATTGCAAGTTTTTTTGTAGCAGCAGCATTCTTTAAACGATCTGCAGCAAGTTCATCATCACCGCCTTCTACAATAATTTCTTCTTCTGCTACTCGTATAAGCTCATGTACTGCCTTATACCCCGCTTGGATTATATTCGACTTCAGTTCCTTTGCGTTCATATTTAATTGAAATTGAATTAAGTGGTACTCTATATAATTTTTCTGAGTCAATTATAAACTCATATTCGCTGTTTGGTGTAAAACCTATTAAATCATTATCTTGTAACCCAAAGCTTTTTAAATCGCTTCCTAAATGCTTTAAAACACCTGTTAGCGGCTGTTCTTTGGTATCATCTAATTTATTTAAACTATGTATTGGTTTTACAAAGCAAAAACCTGGTGGTGTGTACCATTTACCACTTCTTTTGTATAAAAATATTTGATCTGAAAAACAAAAGTATTTATCTTCTTCAAAATAGTTTCTACTATTTTTTTCATTACCACGCATATCGTAGTATCTTCTAAATACATTATGATGAATAATTACTTCATCACCTATTTGTAGATCATATTCATCTTTGATAATAGGGGTTTCAATTATGATACCATTCCTATTTACAAACTTATGATCTTCTATTGATGTATTAAGTATCAACTCTTTATCATCAATATTTTTTTTGTTATTATATCTGCCTTCTATTGGTTGTACAATATAAGCGTGAGTATGTTTCATTAATATTGTAAATTAAATTCAATTGATACAGCCATGTTTTTATTAAAATGTTTCCATGGCAATATTTCGTCATTTTTCTTTATATATATTACGTATCCTTCTTCTTCTTCAAGTATTTCAGATATTGTATGGCCTCCAAATACTTCTTGACCAATTGAATAATGCATTGCGTCGTTTTTGTAATCACGACCAATACTAATTTTTCTTATTAGATTCATTTTTATTTTCATTAGATTCATTAAAAATACTTAATATAGCTTGTACTTTACTAAGTTCTTTAATTGGTAATTCATTTAATACTTGATTAATTCTTTGTATTTGTGATTCGTTTAATTTAATTTCTATTTTATTCATTTTTATTTTATTTAATTATTTTTTATAATATGCGCCTACTGAAATCTTTCTAATATAGTTCATTTTATTTAATTTTCCATTGTTTATGCTATTGCTAAATAGATGTAATCAAAACCTATTTGGTTAATTGAGCCTGTCGCAGCACCATTATCCCCTAAAGTAAATCCATCACTATTTATTGTAATATTACTTGTATCAGTAAATTCAATATCGTTTGTGTTTGCTTCAAGTCTTTGGTTTATTGGAGAAGGGTCTCTTGTTGTATCAAAAATATTCCATTCTTTATTTGTGCCGCTATTACTTGAACATTTAATTAGTAAAAATCTTGGTGCAAATCCCCCTGTTCCTGTGCCATCTCCATTACTATCTGTATAAACTCTTTTACTACTATCATTTCCTGTATAGCTACCTATACGCTGATACCCATCTACTGAATGGAAGCAGTAGGCAATCATATTTTCATTGTTTGTATGGTCAGATGTGAATACATTTGTCGTTGGTACTGCTGATGAACTATTATTTGCAACACTTGTATCATTTAGAACAAGATAATCTAAACTTCCATCAATAGCAGTAGTATATGTGTACCAATTGGAAGTGGATGGAAGTCTTTTTGTAATATATAATTCGGGTGCTGAATTAAGTCCGTGACCTATTGTATCGCTTGAATTTGAATTATTTGTCCACTTCACAATACTAAACCCTGCATCTTGATTAGCGCTAACTTGACTTGTTATAGTACCATCTGTGTTTGATACTGCTGCACCTCCTGCTTTCCAACACCAAGCCACGTAATCTGCATTTGCGCCTGTATAAGTTTGTCCAGGTGCTCCGTTAACTGCATAGCCTCCATTTGTAATATCAGCAATAGTAAAACCATTTGAATCAAAAGAAGTTACACCATAAGGACTAAAAGTATATTCTTGGTCTGTAGCATTTGCAGATAAAAATTTTGAAATACCTCTTACTGAATCAAATAATTTATGGGCTGGAGTTGCATCTCTTGACTTTATCCAAACCAAATCAGGTTGGAATGCCATCCCTAAAAAGTTTACGTTGGTAGGTGTTCCGTTGTAGCCTGTTTCTATTGCAGCAGGGTCTGAATATGTTACATTGTTTGCAGTACCATTATAATTTCCTTCTGTGTCATTTGCGTTTCCATCAAGTTTATAATATGCTTGAAGATTTCCTGCTGGTATATTTGCATCATCATCATCAGCTAAATATCCAACTTCTGTAGCTGTTAAAGCATCATTATAAACCCTTAAATCATCTATTTGTCCATCAAAATAACCGCCCGTCCCTCCTGTATAATCGAATCTACCAATAGAACAAGGTGTTGTTGAATTATAAGCTATTGTATTTGTAGTTACATTTGTTGAAACATCATCTCCATTAACATAAATTTTCCAAGAGGAAGGTGTTATAACAGCAGCAACGTGATACCAAATGCCTGTAGATAAAATAGTCGTAGACTCTACCTTACCTGATATAGAACTTGAATATCCTGAAAAATTTATTTTACCATCTGTTAAAGTTCTAAAAAGAAAACCACTATTCGTGGGTGAACCTCCCGATTCATAATTTTGAATAATATGATTTGTAGAACTAAATGAATTTACTTTAATCCAAGCGGATATAGATAATGTTGTATAATGAAAGGCAGTATTGCTTAAAGATATATAGCTACTTGTTCCATTAAAAACACCACTTTGACCCGAATCAATAGGAGTAGAAGAAGCGTTTGTATCATCAGCATCCTCATCTAACTCATATAAAGCAATACCTGAACCATCTCCGAATATATCCGTAGTTGATTTAGTACTACTTGCGTAGGTTTCTCCGTATAGAGTAGTTACTTCTGAAGAGGATAGTGCTTTGTTAAAGATTCTAAATTGGTCTACTTTTCCATAATATGAATAGGAAGAATAAGTTGCGTTGTTTGGGTTATATGAACCAATATTAAACCCTGCATTAGTGGTATAGCTGCCCGAATTTGATAAAGAATTGCTTCCATAAGATGTGCCATTTATATAATAAGAAGCTGTTTTGGTAGAAGCTACATAAGTAATAGATAAATGATACCATTGATTTAAAGTTGGAGTAAAAGCGTTTGAATAGGTTGTATCTTGATAAAATACACCTGAAATACCTCTTGCAAATTCAAATTTAATTTGACTTGACCCTGCGTCTCTAATTAATACTCTAAATGCCGATACTCCACTTGTGCTACTATTACCAATTAAAGTGTGAAATCCTCCTCCGCTTGGTATGCTTGATAAATTAATCCATATACTTAAAGAACCATCGGCATCAGATGTGTTACTTGTAAAACCACCTAAATCAGGGAAAGTAATATATTTATTGTAAGCAAATCCCGCAGCACCCTTTCTTACATACCCTGTTATCTTTTGTGTACCACCATTCCCTGTATAGGTAACAGTTTCAAAGTTTTGTAAAGGGTCAAATGCTGCTGCACCCCCTGCCCCTCCTGTATTAACTAATCTTTTTCCAACCATTACATAAAGCTTGGTAATTGATATTCAGCAACCTCTGCTTGTGTTGTTAATGCATTAATTGCCTCCTCACGAGCATCACAGTCTGTTTTAAAATTTGCTCTTGCATCTATAACACCTTGTGGAACTGCTTCTCCTGTAGCTGTTAATCTAATATAATACCAAT